ATTGGAGTTGCAGCAAATGATTGTAACACTTACAGCAGTGTAACTCTTGAGATTGACATCATGATTATTGGTGAACCTGTCAAACTTAATGAAGCCGATATGACTGAAATGCTTACCCAACAGCAAGACCTTTGAGGTGTTGTAGTTGCCTAAAGGTAGAGAGGGCGAATATGTTTCTCGCCGTATTGATTTAACTGACCCTGAAGAAGTGGTTGAGAGGTTACTAAATGCAAGAAAAGGAGCCGCACTCGGAGCAAAAGTCGGTTCTATTGTCCCTCTTGGCGGGCAAGCGGTGGGAGCGACTCTTGGGGCTTTTGGTGGTTTTATACTTGGCGACCAAACAACCGTATTTCCTATTGATATGATTGCCATCCCTGCATATCAAGCATACATGCTTAATGGCACTCCGGCTTTTCAAATCTACATCAAAGAAGGTGAAGTATTAACCCAGGTTCAACCAACCGATGCTATGGTAACGGAAGAAATGATTGAAAAATCTCCCGATCAACAGAAATCAACTAAGAAAAAGCGAAAGAAAGGTGCAGGGTTGCCAAAGAAATATGCAAAAATGGGCTTCAAAAAAGGTTGGGCCGCTTACAACAAAACGCCAGCTCGTAAGAAAAAAATAGCGGCTAAGAAGAAAAAGACTCGGAGGAAGAAGAAATGACACTGCTTGAAATCAGAGAAACCATTGAACAGGACCGTGTTGAACTCGATGCAAACGGCTTTGGCATAGTCCAAAAGCAAATCCAGTTGCCGGCAAATATGCTTCATCAAGTTCTCAAAGTAGACTTTTTTCAAGATACTTTGCCGGATTATCAAGGTGCAACCCCTCTTTTTATCGAGCTGATGGTGACTCCTTACCCTGTAATATACAGCGATATGAAGTTTTCAGTACCACTTGCATATGGTTCAAGAGGTCCGATGGCAGGTTCTGACACTATATTGTTCAAGACTACCATTGGCCCATATGAGGCTCCTCTCAATCAATTCCCTGCTTTCCGTCAATTTCCTAACGAAAGTGTGGGTGCGACGCCAACATTCTCATTTTATACGCCCTACGTTTACGTGACGGCGTTCCTACACGGTCAAGACGCTGCGACTCCGGTGGATGGACTTGGAATATCATTCTACATGGCCATCGATTCAAAGAAGGCAAACCTCACTTCATACGGATTGGGAGTCATGCGTGAGCGTTCAGTGGCTCAGGGTATTACTTTGATGAATCAAGGTAGAACTATTCCACCTTCCAGAAATGTAGGTCAAGTGTTCCCAATGTGGAAGTATGGCGGTATTCGTTCTGAAAGAATGCTTAGAGGTAACGCAATAGCCGACTTCTTCCTTCCTTATACTCCTAATGAAACCGAAGCCATGTCATCAACGGCAAACCTTCGACTCTTTGTCAAAGCAGCTCGTCAAATGCAAGCCTTTGATGCGCCATTTGGTAGTCTTGACCCTGCAAAGGGCCAAGTTCCGGATTGGGTGCGATTCAATTTAAGTCGAGGATTAGTCGCCGGTCCTATTCGGCCGCAACTACCGCCCCTGAAGTATGCTGATAATGGAAACACCTTGATGTTTGCATGAAGTCATTCTTCTTCATTCACCCGATCAAAGGATTTGAGGGTAGTTTGTGTTTTTTGTTCAACTGTAATCAAGAGAGCATATCGGTCTTCGCGTGCGACTTGCTCCATGACATGAATTGCTTTCTTAGTGAATCCTCTTTTTCGACCGAACCCTGAAGTAGTCCATCCTAAAGAAATAACATAGCCACCAGGCTTAACGAGCTGAGCGAGAACGTCTTTACCTTCGCCCCACATATTATGGGTTTGCCATAATTTCAAGTCTTTACCTATGCCGTCATAATGTTCTTTGAGTTGTCTAAGGCTGTAAGGTGGGTCAAAGAAAATTAAATCAAATTGATGTTCTAATTCTTGCATCTTGAAAGCAAAATCTTTGAACTCAAGATTGTAATTGGTATTGAATGCAGGATTCAAGTCATTGGTGATGCAACCCTGCAGGTAATTAGTAAAACATTCTCTTGCAAAAGGGTCACACATTAACACTCTTCCCGATCGGGAAAAATTGATTTCATTGATTACCCGATCCATGATTAAGCGAACATGTGGATTATCAAACGGTGTGTTGGTGATGTTGGTTCGACGAAAGGTCATGTTTGGGAACTCTTCATGCGTCATCAGAAACACTCCGGACAATTTGGGTCTATGTGGTCGTATTTGCACCAACATTCTTCATTATAGCGGTAATAGCACCACTCACATTCAAAAACTTGAATGTCGTTTTCATAAACACACTCGCACTCATCCATCAATCCCACACTCTCCCATGTATTTCCAATGCTCTATAACAAAGTACACAAGTTAAACCAAATTGACTTTGAAAGGTTTCGTCCTCATAGAACAATCTACATTGGCATAACTTACATACATTCATTCGTACCACTCCGGCCAAACTCCATGCTCTTTCCAATAGGCATGCGCCACCATATCCATTTCTCTCCGCTTTTCATCAGCGGCAAGTAGTTGAGAACGCACCCACTCGCTAAAATTAGGCTTTTCTTGAGCCATTTTCCAAGTTTCGTCACATAATGTAATAACTTTGGTTCGCATTAGTCTTTCACCTCTACAAGTTGGTGCCAAGGCCAATTACAAGTGTCCGACCTACAAGTTGAATACCTGTAAAAGTGAGAATGGCCCCACTTGTGCCCGCATTTTTTGCATTTCCAGTGTGTGTATGGTAGTCCCATGTTACAATCGAAGGGCTTTATGAATATATACTTATCCCAATAAAAAAAAGCAAAACCTGCGGTTTGCATCGCTTCGCTTTCAAATCAGGCAAGCCGACGGCATGCGGACATCCCAATAAAGCCCCTGTGGGGGTCGGCGCATATAAGCCGTTGGGCGGCTTCGCCGCGAAGATTGCTGCAAAGTGCAGGGGTTCAGGCGTGTAGGTTTAGTTTATACACCGTCGAGTACACCGTGTTATTATGGCAAAAGCAGCCCGAGATTTAATTTTAAGAGACCGACTACAATTTGACACCGATGCAAACGGCGACGTAGCACTTGTTTATGGGCGAGTGGATATGTCCGCTTTCGTTAATATCGTTAAGCGTGAAGGCTTTGCAGTGAAAGAAGTGCGCTTTATGGTGCGTGACCCTTCATCCACCGTTACAGGCACACTTAATCCGCTTCTATCAACAGGCGGAGAGGCGTTCTCATCCCTGAAGATATTTGCAACTACAACCGCATATGAAAACGCTCAAGACGTAGGTATTGCATCGCCTGATGTTATTTCAGTCTTCGAGCTTACAACATGCCGTGATAACCCAGGTGCGACCGGCGAAAACTTTGAGAACAATTGGGTTCTATTTGGAACTCCCGATCTACATCCAGAGGGTTACAATGTTGTTTCAGACTTGCTTATTGGAGTTGCAGCAAATGATTGTAACACTTACAGCAGTGTAACTCTTGAGATTGACATCATGATTATTGGTGAACC